TTAAACGCCTGGTTGATTTCAGCAAGGGAGTTTTTAAAGGCTTTTTCACCTTCAAGACCTATTTTAAGACCAAAATTATCTGCCATTTATATCACCACCTTTCGTTAGATTCCGTCCGGGATGATATCGTCTATATAACACTCCCGCTTGGGCTTTGAGATGCCACTGAATTGCTTATGGCACTCCCATAGGTCAAGAAGCAGACCAAAAGGCATAAGCCACACCTCATCAAATGAAAGATGGAGGTGGGCTAAGCCGTAATAGAGAAGTCGAGTAAATAACTCTTCGTCACTTACTCGACCACTGCGTTTTTTGGGTCTGTCTCACTCTCAACGTTACGCTTGGTACCGTTATAGAGAGCTTCTGTAATAGCGGTTTTGTATGTTGCGAGATCTGCCGGGACTGTAAGCAGTTCTACCATTTCCTCTGTAAGAAGTTCCTTCTGGTCGTTCTTGTTCTTGAGGTTGTGGATAAGAATTGCCTGGTTAGCAAGAAGGGTAATAAGCCATACGATCTCGCCAAGCGCCATCTCGAAGTTCTCACTCTTCATGAGCTTATCTCCAAGGTTCTCAAGGCCACCGTAACGACCTGCGATTTCCTTGGTAGCTCTAGTAGTGAGAACGAGCTTGTATTCGTCACCGCCAATGACGATGGTTGCGGTTCTATCTGTAATCATCAGTTGCTACCTCCTGTGGTTGTAGTAGTATAAGTCGGCTCGTAAACAGCCTTATACCAGTTGGTGATGACTGTTGCGCTTACAGAAGCGTCACCTTCGGTTACTTCAGCCTTCCAGGGGTGCTTGCCTGCGGTGTCCGCCTTGTTCCTTCTAAAGATAGTACCCTCAATGGTGGGGGTAGAGAAGGTAATACTGTCACCCTTTGTAGCAAGGTTGGTAGCGGGGATGCTGAACTTTACACGATAGAGCCAGTAATACTTATATTTTCCGTTGGCTTTTCTGGCGCGGAAGCCAATAGCAACGGGAGTGCCGCCATCTTCAGCGGTAGAGATTACGACACCACTTTTGTCGATGGTACAGCCGGTGAGGTCGGATGCGATAGTTGCACCGATATCGTCAATGGCAAGTGAGAGAGTACCACTCTTAAACTCCTTTACCATTTCGGCAGCACCGTCATCGGCATAAAGGGTAGCCTCGGCCATTTCGACAGAGAGGTCTGCGGTCATAGCCTTAGCGAGGATAGCGGGAGTACCGTAGGTTTCGTTGCCCGTTGTATCCTCGGTGATTTTGGCGTAATAAAGTTTATCAAGACCTATTGTTGCCATAGTGTTTATTCCTCCATTTCATAATGTTTTTCGACATCCACCACGTAATGGTGGTAGCCTGTTTCGGTTTCATAACCGATGTACTGCCTACCCGTTATGGTAAAGTCCATAGCGAGAAGGGCACGGATAATTCTGTTTTTATCCGCAACGTAGTTAGATTTGCTGTAAAAGGAAACTCGCGCCTCTTGAACATCGTAGCTGGGAAAGTTGTCCGAATGCAAAGCAAAGTTGTCAGAAAGCGGTACTATTACGATGTATTTGTCAGGCGCAATGCTTGAAAAGACGCCCGTTTCAAGAGGGATACCGAGTTCACCAAGAACTGCATTTGCCTCTGCGAGAATGTTCATAGCTTGTCGATTTCCTCCTCGAATTTTTGTTTCATAGCCGCCTCGCATGCCGATTTTGATGCACTCTTTGCAGGCTTCAAGAATGGCTTCGCAGGTTGACCGTGTCTGCCGTATTCAAGGATGTTGGCAATCTTCGCATTGCTGTCTCCATCAGAACGCGGTTCTGCAAAACCTATCTTGATATTGTGGTTTCCGTCTCGGTCGACTCTCGCCTTCGTGATACCGAGAGAGCGTTCAAGCTCACCCGTTGATCTTGAGCCGACCTTTGTACCCTTGCCGACAACAGCGGAAAGGGTAGTGCGTACTTTTTCAAGGACAACCTCGCCACCTGCCTCAAGCACTCGTTCGGAAATCTCATCACTGTGAGAACCGAGCTTTGAGATTTTTTCGAGGAAGTCATCCGGCATTTTAATATCAACCTTGGCCATTAGTAGACACCACCTTTTTTGCGAGAACTTCAATATACATCCCTCGACCTTTGACATTCTCAACGGAGGTGATATCAAAGGTTTCACCGTTACAAATAAGGGTGTAATCGGGAGTAAGTTCAAGACCCGGAATCATACGAAAACGAAAGAGGTCTGTGGCTTCCGAAAAGGTTGCAAGATTTGCCCATCTTTGCGACCCGTGCCTACCTTCACGATAAGCACGAACAGAAGCCACGCCCTCATAAACCGACTTTGCGAATCCGTCCGCGTCTTTGAGTTTGCGGAAAATGCCGAGTTCGATAAATGTGTTCATTTTGCCAAAGCTCATAATCACACCTTCCAATCTCGGTCAAGACGCAGAAGTAGATTCACGGTATCCCACACTTGACTTGCAGCCTGGGGGTTATCTCCAAAGAAGCCTGCTGTACTACCGTCACGTGACTCATAAAAATGCGAGGCAAGCATAATAATTGCCTGTTCGGTAGTAGGGGACATTGGCATCACCTTGTATGTTCCGGCTGTAATGTGCTGATAACTCTCGGCATAGGCAACGGCGGCGGTGATGAAAGAGCGAAGCAGGGAGTCATCAGCATTATGTTCGAGTATGAGATTTTGCTTGACTTTGAAAAGCAGATTGTCCATCACCGTCACCTCCTAAAATTAGGTTGCGGAAGCAGCGCCTTTCTGCTGAAGAACCTTAATGGCTTCAGGGAGAATGAGCTTTGCGTCAACGCGCTTGGTGGCAATAAAACCGACCTGACCCGTTTCCGCATAACGCTCGTTGAGGCGCTTGAAAGATACGCCCTGGCGGTCACCAATCCAGTAGTAGGAGAAGTCACCGAAGGCGATAGTCTTTGCACCTGCAGCGACTTCGGGAGCGTAGGGAGAAGTGAAGATGCGCTTGCCGAGAATGGTGTCGAACTCACCATCACGGAGAGCAGGCTGCCAGAGATACTGGCCGTTCTTGTCCTTGAGCTTACGAATAAGCTTGATGGTGCTATCGTTAAGAATCCAAATAGCATTCTTACGGTAGGGTGCCTTGAGAGAGTAGAACAGGTCGATAATCTCGTCAGCGGTGATGTCGGTCTCGGAAGCGGCGGTTACACCGATTTCTGCGCCATCGGTCTCTGCAAGGATACCCGTAGGCTTGTGAGAGCCGTTGCCGGAAAGGAACGCAGCCTCTTCGAGGTTGCCGATACGACGTGCGAACTCGGTAGTGAAGAAGCCCTCAAGGTCGAAAGCGGAATCCTGGAGAAGCTCCTCGGATACCTTGATAAGAGTTGCTACCTTGTGCGCACCGATAAGCTGCTGGCTGAAGGCAACATCACTTTCGGGGATGAGACCTTCCTCCTCGACCCAAGCAGCAGTGCCACGCTCGGAAACGATAGGAATCTGGTGTGTGCCGTGTGCGGTGGTAAATACGTGCGCGTGCTTACGGATGATATTGCCTTCCTCAAGGGCGGTAATAAGGGTCTTTTCGAAGGTATCGGGAACGAGATAGCCACCTTCGGAGTCGGTGCCTACCTGCAGAGCATTGCGGACTTCGTAAGAATCGCGCTTTCTCATCTGGTTCCAGAAAGCCTTCTTGTAGTCATCGGTAGCTCTGCCGACCTTGGTTTCAACCTTGGGACTTGCGGGCTTCTCGATGATAGGGGTGTTTACAGGCTTGGACATTTCCTTATCCATAGCCTCAAGGCGCTCCATTCTTGCGATTTCCTTGCCAAGCTCGGAGATATCGTTCTCCATGCGAGTATAGGTCGCATCGTCCTCAGCGGAAAGAGTGCCTTTGTCGGTTCTGTGGGAGTCAAGGAAAGCCTTTGCTGCCTCCCACGCTTTTGCACGCTTAGTGCGAAGTTCATTGATAGTCATGGTAATTTTCCTCCATTTTAGTATTTGATAAGGTTGAGACGCTCCATGAGCTCGTCATAGGAACGCCCGGTTGTGGGCTCCGGCTCTGTTGCCGAAGGCGGGGTAGTGGGTTTGGTGGATTTAGCGGCAATTTTGTTGTAAAGCCTGTTTGCGACTTCTTTGCCGGAGAAAGCATAAGCAGGGACATCGGCTACAGCCTTTTCATCTTTAAGGATGTCATCAGCAAAACCGAGTTCGATTGCTTTGTTTGCGTTCATCCAGGTTTCGGAATCCATAAGATGCGAGAGCTTGGCGCGTGAGAGATTAGTCTTAATCTCGTAAGCGTTGATGATGGATTCCTTTACCTCACCAAGCATATCTATAGCTTTCTGCATATCCTCGTGATCGCCGAATGCCATAGTAGCAGGGTTATGAATCATCATTAAAGCTGTGGGTGCCATAAGAACCTCGGTGCCTGCCATTGCAATGACAGAAGCAGCAGATGCCGCAATGCCATCGATTTTGATGGTAACTTTGCCAGTGTAGTCCATAAGCATGGAATAGATTTGGCTAGCCGCCACGCAGTCACCGCCGGGGGAGTTAATCCAAATGACAATATCACCGTTTCCAGCAAAAAGCTCATCTTTGAACATTTTGGGTGTGATGTCGTCATCAAACCAACTTTCCTCAGCTATAGTTCCGTAAAGCTCAAGGACTCTTTCGGTTGCGGGTGAATCGCTTTCCGCTTCGTTCCTCCA